AACGTGTGGGTCTTCGTGTGACGCAGGATCACCTGCCAGGGCACATCAGAGAAAAGCATCAAAGCCGCAGCGATCTGCTTGTCCCTCATCTCCATGGCCCGAACCTGGCCTCCGGTGCCCATGATGTTGGCGGGGTCAGACCAGAACTCGATGATCTGCTCATCGGTCATCGCCCGCTGGTCTTTGCGCATTGTGTCACGCAGGTCGTGAACCCACCCGCCAGCCTCTATCGCCTCACGGACCACGGCCCTGTACTCAGCCGAATAGGGGTCCAAGTCCTGCGACTTGTAACGAAGGATGAGGTGAATCGAGGCAATCAGATTGTCAGGCGACCATCTGGTTTGAGGGGAGAGAGCCGACATCAGACCAGTGACACGCTGTTGTTTAAACCCTGTCGCTCTGGAAAGAACCTCGGCGGTGCGGTTGGCTCGCTTGTACCAAGTGGAGCCAGCCTGAATGACGTTGCCCGGCATCTGGTCAGCACGCAGATAACCCTGGGCGAGGTTCGCTGCCATGTCAGACTGCAAAGCATCCGGGGCGATCCTGCTGAAACGCTTCTGAAAAGCTTTGATCGAAACCGCCCCAGTGTCCGGGTTGTACAGGCGCTCCGTAGGCAACAGGTCGATGCCAAGCAGCATGCGGGGGGTCCCAGCGAAGTCGTTGGGGTTCTTGCGCTCCAACCACACCAACCGTGTCGAGGACTGCGGGGTGGGTATCCAGTTGGGGCCAACCGTGACCTTGGCTGCTTTCTGCTCCAAAGCCACCACCTCGTCTATCCACGAAGCGGTGTCAAATTCCGACTGTCGAGCTTCCCGCAATGCCTTGCTAGCGGAGCTAAAACTCGTGGCGTTCAGATTGCCCGCAGCGTCAAGCTCGTGGAGGATGCCCTGCTGGATGGCTGCCTCATAACGGGTCATCGCCATCTTCGCTGCCACCAGCGCCTGCTCTTCCGGCGTGAACAACTGACCGTCCTCCGGGTTGACCTGCATGTACAGGTCCGGGTTGGACTCGATCAGTTTCGTGCCGATCAGGCGCAGGTGAGCTTCAGCGACAGGGTTGCGAGTGGAGGTGACCAGTTCCGACAACTCGCCAAAATCGTCGGCTTCCAGGTAGCGCTCAGCCCAGGCTTGTTCGCTGACGAACGCTTTCTGCTCCAGGATTGCAGCCACCCTCCTACGTGTAGGTGCATCATACTGGTCTACTGGAGTGTCCGGCAACTGGTCAGGTAGAGGCCCGAAGCCTTCGGGGGTAGCCATCGACTCGATGCCCCGGAGAGCCGTCTGGGTTTGTGCTGCGTTCAAGCGAGCGGTGCGAGCCTTGGCGAGGTGACCGGCCACCAGGGCACCACCCGCCAAGGGAGTGACCAAGGGCAGCAACGACAGTCCACGCTCCAGAGGGTCGAGACCGCTGTTCGGGTCGAGGCCAGCCCGCACGTCGAAGATGTCACCAACGACGGAGAAGTTGACGAAGTCGTTGAAGACGGTGTCGAGGCCGACAGTGCCAGGCTGGGTGATCGTCTGCGGGGTGAACATCTCAGCCGTCTGGCCGAGACCCGCCATGATCCCTTCGTTCTGGAAGGTGTCGAGAAGCCCGCCACCCTCCTGGACCAAACCTGGTTCCTGCTCTGGCTCTTCCTCTATCGGAAGGTCAGACGGAATGCCTGCGCCAAGCTCTTCCGGGTCCATCAGGACGTGAGCAGTTCAATCAGAATCTTCGCCCACTCCCTGGTCGCCTCGCTCGTGTCAGGTGACTCAGCAAGGTCTGTGAGGACCAGCAGACGGCGCTGGCGGTCGTCCACAGCGGAAGCCATCCCCGAGGTGGGAGCAGGCTGGAGCGGAGTGTTGACGTCGACCCCGGGCAACTCCGTGGGGTGGAGCAGCGCAGACGGAAGCCCAGGAGGGCCACTGGGTGGACGACCAGCTTCGTCGATCCCCGGCAGCCCTTCCGGCTGGCGAGGCATCGGGTCCAAGTCTTGCCCTTCGACGTGCGACTCGTCCATGGGAAGGCTTGACTCCAGGTTCGCTAGAGCGGCCTTCTCGCCGTAGGTACCGGACTCGGGTTTACTGGTGTTCCCGCCCGGTAGCTCCCGCTTCTCAAGGTCAGGGGAGAGCGCCATTAGCCCTCACTCAGAACCTGAGCGCCCAACGTTCCACTATGGGTGCGGATACGGTGACAGCGACGGGGGCGGGCATTGCACTCTGTGCAAGGGTTCATTGCCCCGCCTCACTTAAGACTTGACTTCCAAGCACGCCGCCCGGACCAGCCGGGACGTTCAGGCGGCTGAGCAGGTCGGCCCCCTCGGGGGGTGCTGGGGGCATCGGAGCCGGTCCCGGTGGTGCGCCTGGCGCTCCTGGGGGTCCGGGAGGCGGCGGCGGGAGACCCGGCATCATCGGTGCCCCCAGACCTGTTGGAACTAGCTCTTCTTCCATCGCCTTCTTCGGCTGGACGATGTACTTGTCGTAGAGCTTGAAGAGGTCTTGCCCCTGCTCCCGAGCTTTCGCCATTTGAATCAGAGCCTCTTCGGGGATGGTTCCCTGTTCCAAACCCATCATCAGTTTCGCTTTAGCCATATCGGAGAAGTCCTGCACGTCGATGCGGGAGTTCTCCCGGGCCACATCAGCCAACCCGTCGATGTTCTCCTGCACGAACTCTTTGGAGATGTACTTCTCACCACCGTATTGGAGGTGCAACACAGCGGACTGTTCGACTGTCTTACCCAAACCCAAGCCATAGTCGACACGAACGATGTTGTCGAGGTCAATGTCGGAGCTTGAGTACTCGACCATGAACTCCTGATTGCGGAGAATCCCCGCTGTGCGGCGCTTCCCACCGATGAGTTTCTTATCGACGGTGAAAGCGATACGGGTGGCCCTACTCAACAGTCTCCGCATAATCTTGTGGTAGGTGCGGATGACGGTGTTCATCATCCCCATCGTGGTTTCCACGAACTTCCCTGAAGCCTGCGACTGGTCTACTTCCCCGGGACGGGTGGACGGCCAACGCCCAGCCAAGTGGATACCTTGCGCCAGGTTCTGTAGGTCTTCCTGAATATTGAGGCTGGACACAGCGGGAGGGACACGACCAATAGCACCCTGAGGGCCAAGCTGGATATAAGAGCCGCCGCCATAGGACATCTCCCCGATCAGGTCACGCACCCACACGTCCGAGTACACGGCCTGGTCGGCGTAGTCCAACACCATCCCCATGAGGCGGATGTGGGCTTCCAGCATCCCAATGGCCTGGTCGTACTGCCCTCGGAACTCACCGTCGTAGGTGAGCCGCCCTTCGACCACAACGGGGCAAACCTCAAGGTCGTGGGTCCAGCGGTACAACTCGGTGGCTAGCTGCTCAGCGCCAGCCGTGTCCTCATACTGAAGGGAGGAAGCAGCACCCTTCCAGATGGCACCGATGATGTACTCCCATTCGTCGAAGTATTCGACGATGACAACCATGGTGTTCTCGTCGAGACCCGAGGCGGTCATGTACTCGGGCACCGTGCCGGTACGCTCAAGGTGGTAGTCCCATATCTGACGACGCCACTCTTCCGGCAGCGTCGTGTAGTGGACGGCCCGTGCGAACAAGCAGCGGCGGAGCTTCTGTCCTGGACGGTGACCCGGCTCCGGATAGCACTGTCGGGGGTCACGTCGCTCTATCGAAATGGTTCTCGGCTTCTCGTGGTCGTCGGGGAGGATCGTCCAAGCAGCCAGCCCGTAAGCCCCCAGGTCCATGATCGACTGGGAGATGAGTTGCTCAATGTCGTTGGCCTCCCAGTAGCCTGCACCTATCCGCTCCTGTTCGGCAGCCCCCTCTTTGTCGGTGCCAGTGGGCCTGACCCGGAGAGTGGGAACCATGGACGCCGCTTCACTGGTGTCCTCCAAGGCGACCTGGATGTAGTTGGGCGAGCGAATACCGACGTTCTCTTCGTCGGGGTCGTACACGTCGAAGTCACCTTCAAGGATCGAATCAATGGTGAGGTGGCGCATGTCCCGTTCGGTGAAACGGGTGCGGAACGAAGTGAAGAGACCGGGGAGGCGCTCAATGTCGAAAGGGTCAGGCTTGCGTTTCACGGGCCTGTACCACCAAATCGAGCATTCTGGACTCCAACGTGTTCATGGGACGCCCGTTCTTTAGTTCAAAGGTGCGAAGAGCCACCTCAACATCTGAGGCTTCCTCGGGCATGACAAAGGGGATCAGTTCCCCGTCGTCGTTGATGTAGCCACAGAGGGTCTCCCCGGTACCCAGCCTCTCTGTCTCCTGCTTTAAACGGTCAGCAGACGATGGATTGAGGGGAATACGGTGCTTCATCACTTACCACCCGTGGGATGTCCTCAAGCTGGACAACAGAAGCCGCAGAGCAAGCCTTGAGTGTGGGCGGTCTCGTAGTAATGGTTGTTGGGGGCATGCACCGAGTACCTCGCCCCGCACCCCAAACAGGTCAGGCCGTAGTCGAAGAAAGGCCCGTCGTCGGGTCCGAGCAACTCCCCTATCAGGAGAGTGTTGCTAAGCGGGGGGTGCCCAGATTCGGGGGTCGACATTCATCGGCCTCCGGTCTTCCTCAGGTGGTTGAGCTAGCTCCTGTGGGACACGAGGCACCGTTCCAGGCTGCATGATCGGGCCGACCACATAGCGGCCTCCAGCGGCGATCCCGGGACGCTGCTTGTACATGGGCACCGGCTCCACTTTCCGGTTGGCGAAATCCACGAGGACACGCTTCCGCTTGATCCTGTTGGGGGCACGGAACTTGTCGGAGAACAAGGGAAGATGCGCCCTGTCGAACAGTGATCTGGCTCCAAGCTCAGCCATCCACAAGCTCATCACACGGTCAGAGGTGATGCCCATGGGGAAGCTGATAAACTCGTCGAAGAGGGGCTGGAGGCGCTGGGCGGTGGGGGCGTTCCCCCAAGGGATGCTGTACAAGCCAGCGGTCATCTGCGGCGCTATCGACTCAACCCCGAACTGGGCGTCCCATTTGCCTGTGCGGCCCGTGCCCCTGGTCTCATGGGCGGTGACCCGCACACCACGGGCAGCGAGGTGGCGCACAAGCTCAAAGTCGTACTGGATGATCTGACTCTGCAAAGCGTTCGACTCGACCCGCCACTCGTAGATGTTGTATTCAGCGGACCAGCGGAGCATCA